GTTGGTGAAGAAGTAGCAAGCGTAGTTACCACCAGAATTGGTGATGTCGTCAGAAACGATCACACGCAGACCCATGTAGAAGGGAACGGTGTACTCGTTACTGAACGAACCAGCAATAGAACCGCCGATGGCGTTAATGGTGCTGGCGCCGGTAGCAGCAGTGCTCAGACGGGCTTCTGTGTTGGTCACATAGTCAATCGCCTTGCGCTCTACGAGGTCGTAGTAGCAAGCCGAGTGCATGGCCACAGCAGACAGCTTGTCGCCTTGATCATCCAGCTTGGCGCGTGCCTGAGCAACCTGACGAGGGCCAAGTGCGCCCATGCCGGTGGTGTCAAAACGCAATGCGTCAAAAGCAGGTGAATCAGAACCAGTCAAGGCACCGAACACACCTTCTAGGCACTTGTACAGGTCAGCCTGTTGCTGGTTGGCAACATACTCACCGACCTTGGCGCCAATAGCAGCCATGGGATCAGCGCCAGCAGCAAGTGCTGCGAGGTCGCGTGACTCAAAGGCACGGCCACGGTGCAGGATCACGCCAACTTGCTTGTCAGCAGTGATTTTGCCGGGTGTCAGCGAGGTGCTGTCGGTAAGAACTTCCAGATCGCCAGACAGGTTGGCTTTCCAGAATGGAACGTTGACGAAATCACCGCCTTCAGTGGCATTCAGCTCAGCCATCGGTTGGGCAATACCCGAAGCCAGAAACTGGTTCCGTTGGGTGGATTGCTCAATGACGTACGGAGTAAAAACCTCAGGGATGATGACATCGGAGCGATGAGTCGCCACGGTGTTTCTCCAAAGAATGTTTTACGTGGTGGGCGTAACCCAGCGGCTCGGCGTAGCCTTGCTGCTAATGCGTACAGCTTAGCGGTTGGCTGCTGCCTTCAACCGATCGTACATATCACGGTCGGTTTTGTATAGCCGGGATTGCTCGGTCAGATTGAAGTTTTCTGGTATGAATGGATTCTTCATGCCAGTCATGTCGGCACCACTACTGCGACCGGCTGGTGCGCCACTGCCCTGTGGCTTGGGTGCTTTTTGCATCCAGCTGGGAAGTGACTTGGCCCATTCAGTGACAGGAGTGCGCTGGTAACCATCGACCACAACAACGGTGCCATCAGGTTCGCGTTCGATTTGATCGCTGGACAGTTTGCTCTTGAGCACATAGTCAGGATCGTGGACGATCTCAGCCAATGCAGTCATGGCAGGCGTCATCAGTTCCAGCTCGCGGACGCGGGTTTCTAGTTCACTGATGCGTTGATCCTTTTCGGCTGTAGCCGCACGGAACTGTTGCTCCAGTGCTTGCCGTGCTTCGCCATACTTGCCCTGCTGTTCAAGTTGCTGTTGCTCGTAGTTGCGTTTGAACTCGATCAACTCATCAACATTGATGCCATCAGGGATAGCAGGAGCCTTGGCTTTGTTTTCCTTGAGCTTGGCGATCAGCTCATAGTTTTTGCGTTCCAGTGCCTCAATACTGCGTTTGAGTGCATCTGTATCGTCGCCACCAGTCACCGTAGGTTCCTGGATCACATCGTCAGTCATGAAATGCCCGTAGGGTGTTCACGTTCAGTGTATGACAGCTTTGCAGTCGTGGCCAAGCGCGAGTGGAACACACCGATCCGGGAACCTTGGAACCCGGTAATCAAGGAAGCGTTGCATGGTGTGGACAACCATGTGCGGCTGTACTTAGCTACGGGTGACGCGTGGCACCTGAAGCAGGCTGATCTACTGCGTGGCTATGTGGTGGCGCTGAAGGAATGGATCAATCAGCAGGAACGCCGCTAAGACTTTTTGCCTTTGGCCTTGTGAGCCGAATCTTTCATCAAGCGGCCATCGGGCATGTAGTGGTAACCCTTTGGCGCTTTCTTCCCGTCTTTGGTGTGACCTTTTTTCATTACCATTTTTCCTTGTTGGCCCAGTATGCCGCTGATAGCTTGCCTTTGGCAATATTCTTGGCATGACGTGCCTTGAAAGCGTCGCGTCGTGCCTTGTCAGCGTCTGATTCGTTTTTGCGTGGTGGGCTGCCACTGACACCTTGCTGGCCGAAGCGGATCAACTTGACGGTTTCACCATCCTTTGCCAGTACGGCATGGGACTTGTTCGGATGCTTAGGCGTCCGTTTGGGTTGGTTGTACCCGTCAAATTGCTCGCCGCGATAGGTGATCACTTTTTCTTCTTCGGTTTCCGTGGCTTGGCTGTTTTGGCAGCGGCCTTGAAGTCTGCCGCACTGGGGCGACCTTCTTCACCACGACGTGCCATGCGCTCATCGCTGCCGGATTCAATCCGCTTGCGCTTGGCGTTAATGTTGGCGTAAAGACCAGGCTTCTTAGGCATCACTTCATCCCCTTTTTCTTGGCGGGCTTTTTGGCCTTACCTGCTTCGCTTAGCGCTATGGCAATTGCCTGCTTACGGCTTTTCACCTTGGGACCTTTGCCGGGACCGGGTTTGCCGCTTTGCAGTGTGCCCTGCTTAAACTCCCCCATCACCTTCGCCACCTTCTTGTCCGCTTTGGCCATCTTCTTGGGCATGGGTAATGCGTTCCGTCTGACCTAATGGTAGGCCGGACTGATCAACCCATTGGATGGTGCCGTCTTCCACCTTCTGTAGCCGTGCGACTACAACAGCCTCGCCAACGGTGACCTCAACCCAGTCGGAATGAACGCGACCGTCAAGGTAGTAGCGGATCTTAGGGTTCTCCATATCGCTGCTGTAGCTGCTTCAACGTTACTTCGCTGCCGTCTTCGCGGACCAACTGCACCAAAGCCTTTTGCGGATTGGTCTTTTCGGCCAGTTTTTCAAAGTACGCAGCACGAGTTTTGCCGAGCACTTCCTCTCGATATGCCTGGGGTTGACCTTTAAGCCACTCGCCATAGTTGAGGCTGCCAGACACCGGGCCATCTGCTGATGCACGCTTGCTGGGACCAGTGCCCCAGTCCGGCGGTGGGATGCCAAGTGCCTGGTAGTCAATGATCGGGATGGTGGTGCTGCGGCAGTTGAAGTGGACAGGCGGTGTCGGGCCATCGCCATACTTGAACTCCCGGCCATCAAGTGATCGGCAGATGGCTGAGGTGCGACCGTCAAGCGTGGCGACGTACCTGTACTTGCCCGTGATGTCTGGGTTGGCGCGGTAGACCTGCTGACTGCTGGCATTGCTGATGTCTTGAACGCTGGTGCGCACGATGGTCATGATTTGATTGTTGGCCATCTTGGTTACCTCACCACCAGCCAGAGCACGTTGCCGGACTGACATGGCCTCCTGGCCAAAGTTGAGGTTGCCGATCAGCCGCCGTGCGATCTGTGGCGTTGGTTCGCCGGTCAACACGCCGTTACGCACCACGGTGTTAAACATCTGCGCTTGAGACTCAGCCAGACCACGAAATGCCTTTTCAACGATCTGCCCATTGGGGAGCGTGATGGCTGCACCTTGACCGGCTGTCAGGTTGAAGGCGCCAGTGCCAGGCAGCGTGAAGTTGATTGCGGTGGGATCGACGCTGACCACGGTTGCTGCAAAGTTTGGCGCCACTTGCACCGTGCGCACCATCTGCAACGCGTCCACCTGAGAAGGCAGCAGCTCACGCGCATCAGCCACGCCACCACGGATGGCAAGCCGCATCTGATCGGTGATGAACTGCGTTTGCAGCTCGGCTAAGCCTTGCAGTTCACCCGATACCAATGCCGTGCTGGTGCCTGCCCATGTGTCCAGCGATTCCCGCAGTTGGGCCAGGATTACCCGCAGGCGCTGTGCTTGGTAGCTGGCAGGTGACACGATGCCACCACCTGCTGTAGCTACACCCATGTCTATACGCCGCAGGTCATCCACTGCGCTGAGGATCACGTCGTTGTATGCGGTGACCACTTGGTTGGCTACGGCGTTGCTGTAGCGGTTCAGGTCAATCGCATTGCGGTAAATGTTTGCAACAGGATCGTTGCGGTTGATCCGCCGCTTGAACTGATCAATGTCAAGCAGCCGCTGGGTGACGCCGCCGCTGTAGGTCATGAATCGTCAGTGCTGATGTCCTCGGGAATGCTGTCCTCAACCTGTTGCTGCTGCTGCTGACCGCCAGCCATTTCGATCAGGCCGCCGTTTTGCGTGGCCATCAGTTCCTCTTCAACCTCGAAGTCGTCACCAAGCACGTCGCCGTTGGCCAGTTGCTCAAGCAGCGTCTTCTGGCTGATCACGCCAGCGGTGTAGGTCTGAAGCAGTGCAAGCTGATCGGCTGGTTCAAGCCGCGCACCAACAAAGTCGCGGTTGACGTAGCTGTTGCCTACCTGGGTGATGTTCAGGTACTCGGCGTGGAACCGCAGGCAGTTGTCTATCGTGTCCTGCACTTGCTGGGCGATGACCATCATGGTGCTGTCGCCTTGGCTGCGGTCGATGCGCTTGGCCTCGGCAGTTTCAGCCGATAGCTTCTGGCCTAGGACAGCGGACAGGCCAAGTTCGTTGATCTGTCCAGCTAGTTGCTCCAGCCGCTTGAACTGGGAGTCGTAAGACTTGCCAGCCGGTTCGATGTACTCGGCGCGGCCATCAGCAGGAAACGCGATTGCTTCACCGGGTCCAGCGCTGACCTCTTCGGCGGATGTGGGGAAGCCGTAGAACGCCAGCATCGGAACGCCGCTGATATGCAGCATGTTGTCCAGGTCGGACTGGATCTGGTACGTCTTGAGATTCAGCTCAGCGATGTCTTCCATCGGCGGGCGTGATTCAAACATGCCGACGCGGTTGGAGTAGGCCACGCTGAACGGAATCTCGCTAAGGCTGGTGGTCCCTTCGTCAACGATCTCCCAGCTTGACTTCTCGCCACGTTGATGCAGCTCAAACGCACCAGGCGTCAGCACGCGGATCTGTTCCACCTGCTTCTCGCCATACAGTCCATCAGCTACCACGATGCGCTCCATCAGCCGCAACTGGCTCAGCTTCTGGGCACCTTCACTCATCTCGGTGCGCCAGCCGAGGATATCCCGTGGCGTGTAGGTCACCCAGTATGGTCGTCCATTTTCGCCAGCAGCAGGAGCATCCACAAGGACGCCAGCGTGGCCATAACGAACCATCTTGCGTCCAAGTTCATAGGTCCAGATGTTGAGGTCGTTGCCTTGCAGGTCTACGTCAAACAGTTGCTCACGCACCACATCGGACACCTCTTCAAGGCGTACTGGCTTGCGGGTCAACATGCCAGCCAGCATCCGTTCAAGGCGCTGGTAGTACGGCGGGCAAACGCTGCGTGCTAGGCGGTTGTCGTATGACTCGTCTTCCTCGCGTGGTTCCTGCGGCAAGTAGCGGCGATGCTTACGGCGCATCTCGTAGGTGCCACCCATCAGATCCTCGATCAGGATCCAGTGGGGCTCCATGTTGGCCCAAGCACTGTTGGGATCGTTGACCGCCGCAACTTTGCGGGTCAGCTGCATGTTGTACGGGTTGAAGCCGGAATACACGATGCAGCGCCGCTACTTTCTTACAATCTACTGCGGGAGAACGCGGTCGATTGTAATTCGTGCCTGACCGGTTGAATCCACCTTGATCACTTGGTGCTTGCGTGGCTCGTCACCCTTGGGCTTGAGCGCACGACCGACAGCGGTAACGATGGGGCGGGTCATGCTGCTTCCTCTTCGTCTTCTTCGCCAACGGTCAGGATGTCCAAGGCGATGCGCTGTTGCGTGAGCTGCAACGCGCCAAGCAGTTCGATAACAGTCAGTTCTTCGGCACTGTCAACGATCAGGTCGTCCAGCGCGTCTAGGAAGGCTTCCATTGGATTGGAGTGGGGCGGTAAAAGGCTAGCAGTCTTGTGGGACAAAGCACAAATTATTGTTTTGGCTTGATTTGTTCCCAAGGAATAGTGAAGTTTTTAACGCCGCCTTTAACAGTTACGCTTTTGGCGTTAACTTTTACTACTTCGCGTGCTCCGTAAAGGGTGCCTTCCACGGTGTCTCCCTTCTTCAGACCTTTGTGAGAGTTTTTAATTACATCGGCTCTTGTCGCTCTTCGTTTTGCTGCGTCACCTTTGTTTGTATTTGCCATTCGTTCTAGGTTTGCCGCTCGTGATCGCTGCTGTGCTGCTTTCTCTTGAAGCTTGAAAGATCTTTCGGTTTGAGCGTTCATTCTTGCTCTTCCTGGCAGGCGTCCTGGTTGCGTGTTAAAAGCTGTATCCGTGTTGGTTGTAGCGTCAAACATGCGTTTGGCTTTTGCTTCGTTCTTTGCAGCGGCATTGCTTAACATTGCAGACCTTGATGCCCAACGTTCTTTCTGTGTCTTGGGTTTGGCTGCTGTTCTTGCGGCTCGCTTGGCGTTGATTTGACCAGTCCGGTTGGCTGTGGTGTTTTTAGGAGCTGCCGCACGTGCAGTGCGACGCTTAATTCCAGATTGGGCACCAGTACGAGGTCCGGCTCCAGTGGTCTGCATCCTGGCCCGTAATGCCTTGGCCTCCTTCACAACTTGATTGCGGATGGAACCAGTTTTGTCACCCTTGGCCCGCATGAGTCCTTCTCTAATTGAATTGATTTTGCTTTGAGTGCTTGATTTACGACGGCCAATTACGTTCCCGCCGACTGCACCGTTTGTTGCCATTACTTCCCGTTGAGCAAGGCGAGCGGTCCTGTCGGCTCGCCGAAGATCCTTAGGCATTGCCTTTAATTGGCCAGCGCGTGTCTTGCGTTGTGCTGTTTCTGAAGCAGAAAATCTGGCTGCTTTTGCAGCTTTAGCCTGACCAATCTTCCCAGCTGCCGCCGGGTTGCGCTTCACCTTGCCAGCAACGGTGCCGCTTGTCTTAGCCGCTGCGGCCTTAGTGGTCTGCGTAGCCCGCTTATTACCTGCTGCCGTGCGGAGTCTGCCGCCACGTGCAGTAG